TGTAAAGTCGTCTGTGAATGTAATGGTTTGCGAACCAGTCACAAGGATGTCGATCACTTGTCCCTTCTTGATGTTTTGAATGTTTAATGTCGTTGCACCCGTAAGTGCCGAAGTCAATTCAAATATTCCATAAGAAGACGCATCCAAATTGATTGTTCCGCTTGTTGTGGCGATATCTTGTTTATCTGTAAAACGACCTTCCAATTTTGCATAAGAAATTCCATTGTCTTTAACTTGCAATTCACTACTTAAATTGTATTCAATAGTAATTCCATCTGCTGATGTTATGTCCTTTAATCCTGATAAATCAATTGTAAATGTACTGGCATCGTCACGTGTGAAAGTAACAATTCCAGTCGCGACATTTAATGTTCCGCTTGCGATTGCACGTGCATCTTCGTCTAAGTATGAAGACAAATCAACGGTGCTTGTTGTTCCATCCGCACGGGTTAATGTAAGGACGTCGGAAACAATCGAAATACTTTGTCCGTTGTATAATTCCGTAATATTGTCATTGGTTTTTGAGAATGCGCTTCTTAGGGGATCGCCGGTACCGTCGTTCGCGGACACTCCTATATTAATAGTTTGCTTGGCCATTTTGTAAGTTATTGATTATCAGTATTTTATATATTTATTTTTATTCTTCTGTCGCGTCTGCCTTTAATGTTGTTGAATCTGCCGAATATGCCGTGTCATCTGCTGACAATATCAACGCACCCGCCCAACAAGCCGGTGCAGATAATGAAGGAATTGCGTCCGTTGTTTCGGATATATCACCGAACCAAGTCGAACAATAAATTTTCCCCCAATCAATCGTGTTCGCCATACTTATATAATTAATTTTTCTTCTTTTTGTTATATAACGACGTCAAAAATGTTTTCAGTTTTTCGACGTTTTGTGTTTTTGGTTTGTACGTATTTATAAGACCCATCCCGTGTAACTTTGTCCCGTAATTGGTGAAATGTCGTCGTTTGAATTTGTATTGTATTCAGGATACAAACTTGGTGCATTAAATGACAAATGTTCAATCAAACGATCTGCATAAAATTGCATGATGTCGCGTTCCTTTTCAACCAAATAATCTACTTCATTTTTATCAACCGCACTTGCATTTTCACTTGTGTGTTTGAAAAGGCCTTTGTTGCCAATTGTGATGTAAGAAAATGGCAACCAATAAACCATTGCCGAATGAATTAAAACGGGCTTGATATAATTATTTACAAGCGACAAATAATTCCCGGCCAATGATGACGATTCAATATCAGTTTGAATTTTTTCGTACAAATCCGTTCCCAATAATTGTTGTATGTCGATTTCTTGGGCGATAAGAATAAATTGAATAAACTTATCCACGTCAACATTTCCATTCAAATTGGAATATTTGACCAAATCCGCCCGTGTGATCATTAAACCTTTTGCCATTATCCTTTAAAATTTGGGTGATGTCCACGATCCGATCGTGTGATGTTTGCTTCCGTCACTTCTTTTGGATTTTTTGGAAGTTTAAATCCTTCACGAACCGCTTGGTTCACGTTTACAAATGTGGTTCCGTCCAAGGCATTTCCACCCCATTCAGTTCCATCTTTTTTCAATCTTTTCTTGTATATACGCCTTTCCCATCTATGGTAACAATTCACACCGCCTTGCCACTTAAATAATGAATAATTTTGTCCTTTGTGGCCATGTTCTTTGTTTACCCCACGCGCTGACATTTGTCCGATATCTTCTTTGCGGAATATTTTACCGTTTTGCATCATATTCACACAAAATGGACGTGATTCACCTTTTGGGTTTCTGTTCGTTCCTTTGACGTATTTGTATCTTACTTTGTACCTTTTGTCGTCTTGTGTCGAATCGTCCGTTGCGGATAAGTGTAAACCATTTAAATATGATTCAACATTGAAATCTTCGGGTTCATCTTCGGTGTCGTCAACGTCAATAAGTTCGTATTCTTCAAGGTTTTCATCTTCGCCCAAGTCTTTTATCATTTCCCAAATTTCATTGGCCGTGTCGTCGTCTAAGAATGGACGATCGTCTTTTGATAATTTGACACCGGTTTCTTCTTCACGGGTTTCGTTTGTGATTGCGTTTTCGGTTTCAATGAATGATAATGGTTGAAGTGTTTTGAAGTATAATTTCAACGAAATATTGTTCTTTGCAAGAATGTCGTCAATTGCTTCACAAATTAAATCTTGATAAGGTTTTATTGTGACGTTGTTGAATAACAATGAAGCGGTTTTGATTTCGTCTGCATTTGACCCAAGACCGTTGTTTTCTGTGCGAATACCCAAAAGAAGGGGTGACGTGACACGATGGGCCACAATTAACTTATTTGAACACTCACGACTTAGATATTCGTAATGACTTGGTGCGTCATTTAATGGAATATCGTCAACCGTGGTTTTGGATTCTTGATTGTTGTTGAATGAAATAATTACCTTTTCACCACGTGATCCGGTAAGTTTTGACATCACATCCGATTTGATACGAAGTTGTTGTTCAAGGTCAGGTTGACCATTGTTGAAGTTTACAACCTTGGTTCCTGAAAAACCATTTTTCACATCGTTGATCAAGTAGTCTGAAATCTGACATTCAAGTTCGGCGTATGCAGTTTCGTAATCTTGTGGACAATAATAATCAAACCCGGATACATATCTTTTTATGATTTTGATTTCGGGTTCTTTTCCATTGCCAAATCCAAATGCCGCAATACGTTTTGGTTTTTCGTTGTTTTTTATTTCACTCCATTTTGGGTGATAATAATATGCTTCAATTTCACCGTATTGATTCATTTTTTCCGCACGTAATGTTTGACGTGGAAAATGCTCAGATGCAACAACCTTTCCGTTCTTATACAAAACCTGAAATGCGCCTTCACCAAGCATTTTTAAATCCAAGATGACCTTACGCATACATGAATCCTTAAAAAGTGATTTCATGTTTGCATATTCATCCGGTTTGTTTGATGAATCCAAGGCGTCAAGGCCTTTGCCATATACAAGATTTGAAATCCCGTTTATGATTGCGTTGTTGGTTGTTGAATTGATATATAAATCAATTAAATAAGAATAATAATCGTTATTATCACCGTATGCAACCCATTCTTTTCTTTTGTCCTCGATGACCTTGGGTTTAACGTATGACGATAAATTTATGAAATGCAAGTTATCCATTAGAATGTGATAAATTCGTTGTCGCTTGAATGTGTCGTGTAAACGTTATTGTTTACCGAATAAGATGTCACGGTTTGATTTGTACAAAATATTTTATCCTTAAACACCACATCCGATCCCGTTATTGTAAGAATATATGTGACGTCTTGTTTTAAATCAAATGTGTCGGAATGTTGACAATAATATAAATTTTCGGTGATTCCAGTTGTGTCCTCATTGTACACTTCGGCCCCGGTTGTTTCATTTACAATCTTCACATTATATGAATTCCCACTTGTAAATTCTCGGGGAATAAAATTGATTGTTTGTGACGATGCACTTTCTTGTAATATTGTCATATTAATATAATAAAAAACCTTTCAATTTGTTATAATAAAAAAGGGCATCCAATCGGATACCCCTTTAAAATAAAATGAAAAAATTCCTTAAGAATTAGTTCCAGCCGTAACCGTAACGGTTGAAGTTAACCCAGCAAATGGATTCGCTTCAGTTGCACCTTCCAAGAAGTTCGCGGGAACTTGTTCTTGTGCGCTTAATGTTAACGTGTAACCACTCAAGTCACCCATTGCACCACCGGTCACAATCGTTCCGCCACTTACTTCGGCACCGTGTTCAGCACCCATTAAAAACGCATTTCCATTGTAATCGTGAACCACAACTTGTGGTCTTCCGTATGCAAGAAGTTTCAATTCTTTATGATCTTCTTTTGTCATTTTTGTCAAAGTCAAATTCAATGATTGTTCAAAGAATGTCGTCCCGTTTTCACGTGAAGATGTAAATGTTTGTTCAAACGATGAATTTCCTTTCAATTCGTATTTGTAAGCGGTAACCGCTCCAAGGTCGTCAATGACGTCCGTGTCTGTCGTATCATAAGTGATTGAAATATCACCGTAATCGATGAAATAAACCGCCTTAATCCCGCCGACAACGTCTTTGCACGGAACCTTTCTTCCTAAACTTAAGTCACAAGCCATAATTTTTTTTTTATAATTAATTGATAATCAATCAGTTAAAAAAAAGGGCGGGTGAACCGTTTGGATCGCCCACCCCTTCTTATTGATTGATTTATTCTTAGTTCGCGGCGTTTGTAATACCGTATGTCACGATGTCCTCAACAATCGCATATTGTACCCCGGCAGTTGCGCGAAGGATTACACGAACGTTGTCTGAACCGTCAAGGTCAGCCATATCAAGAACCTTCACTAAATTATGGTCTGATAAAAGGCCGGTGCCAAAGAAAAGGTTGGATTTTTCTGCGGCGATTGCAACGTTGCTACTCATTCCATTTGCAACGGCAATTTTAACACCGTCAAATGACAATGCACCGTTGTTCCACCATTGAGTTCCCATTGCGTTTACCCCTGAATTTGAAGTTGCGGCAACACTAAATCCGCCCAATGCGCGTACGTATGCACGTGCGATGTTTTGTGAAACGTAGATATGCAAATCTTCACTTCCGTATAATGCAGAAGGAATCGCGTCAACGATTTTACCAAGTTCAGCAATAACGTTTGAAGCGGTCACGGTTGTTCCGGCTACTTCTTGTCCTGAAGGAAGTGCGGCATCAGTTGTCAATAATGTTTCGAATCCATCGAATTCACCTGAAGTTCCGCTTGCACCTTGATAAATGTTTGATTCAATTTTTGCGGCAACCTTAGCGGCAACGTGACCGATAATGAAGTCAGCAAAATTGGGGGGCAAAGAATCGTGTGCGCTTAACCCCATTTGAACCGCTTCCCAATCTGAACGGAAGTCAGACTTACACAATTGTAAGTTAACTTGTAATTCTTTTGGGGTAATGATTTTTTCAGTAAGGGTCAAAGTTGATGTCGCAGTAAAATCACATGAAGCATCTTTAAGGATTGCGTCTGTGCTTACTTTTTTAAGTACTTGTTTGTACTTTACGTTTGGTAAAACGGTGATAAGACCATTTTCGATTGTTGATCCCGAAAGAAGTGCCGCCGCGATAAAATCCCGACCTCCTTCTCCTGAGTACGTTGTGGTTATGCTTGTTGTAGTAGCCATTTGATTAAAATTAAATATTTAAGTTTATTTTTTGATGTTTGCAATTTTTTGCATTACGCGATCTAATGTGTTTGTAGATCGTGTTTGTGAATACAATAATGATTTTGGTGCTTCAGCTTCCGGGTTGTGTGTAATCTTTTCAACCGGTTCTTGTGATGCAAGTTCCACTTCTTCTTGTGACGCCATTTCTTCTTTTGGTTCCAACATTGCCTTGATTTCGTCAATCATTGATTTGATTTCGGCAAGTTCTTCTTTTGTGGCGTATTTTTCATCGTCTTGTAATTCTTCAGACAATTCTTGTGATTCTTCAGATTCTTCGTTTGAATCTTCAGACAATTCCGAAACTTCTTCAGACGCTTCGACTTCTTCTTCAACGGGGGCTTCTTCAGACCCAATTGATGCGATGACACCTTCTTCTTCGACAATTAAAACTTGTCCATCTTCAAGTTGGTATTCACCAACGGGCATCGCGATTTTTTCTTGTGCCTCGGTTATAATGAAAACTTCATTTCCGGCAGACATTTCTTCGGCCTCAATGGTCGTTCCATTCTCGAGTTTTGCTTGTGCAAATTTTACTTCCATACCAAGCAAGGTTTTGATTTGATTTAACATATTATTCGCGTTCATATTAATAAAATAATTTAAGGATTGTTTTGTTGTATTTTTATCCGTTTGATCGTGTCGTTGTTCTTGTTGTATCTGTATTTGTTACATTGCCACGTGAATCGGTTTCGCCCATGTAAATTGAACCAATCCCTTGTGTGAAATAATCGTCCGGATCACAACATTCCCTTGAATATGATCCGTCACGGCAAAGACAACCGCGTTTTGAATGTGAAGGTACTTGATGCCTCATGATAAACTTGCATTTTGTGTGCGTTGTACAAAATATTCAATATCCCAAATTGAAGATGTTCCGCCGTGGGATTGTATGTTTAAGGATGCACCATTACTTAAAAAGTTTTGGTCAATGTAGTATTGGAACATTGTGTGAAAAACTTGTGACACGTTATTTCCTTTTATGTATGATAATGCAATTTCAAGGTTTTGAATATTACCACCACCGTTTTGAACAGATAAGTCCAAATGCGTTTGATTTGCGTTTGGTGCTAATGCCTTAAATTCAACCGAAACGATGTAAACATCACTTAAATTTTGACCATAAAATTTTGAATTAATGCCATTTTGATAAAAATCAATTGAAGAATGACTTCGAATAATGGTTCCCGCATTATTTGGTAATGTGGTAGGTGTGTCGGTTGCCAAAGATAATGGGCTTGCTTCCGTGTATTGTGTGTCCATGTATCTTGCCCATCCTAAAGATTTTATTCCGCCTTGTGGATAAACAATTTTATTTACATCATTGTGACCCATATACAATGATTGATCGGTGTGAAGCATTGCACCGTCCTCAATATTCACCGAATTTACTTCGGCTTCATTAGTATGTCCTACGTGAACCTTGTATGATGTATTTAATTTTGTCCCCATTATAACAAGTCAAGTTCACGCATTTTTGATTCGGCCCATCTTAAACCGGCCTTTCCACCCCAAAGAAGATAAGAAATCGTTCCGCAAGCACTCGTATCCCCTTCGTCGTAATATTCTTGGGCGCGACTTAAATATGAAAACATTCGAACCAAAGTTTCTTTTGAAATGGGTTGTTTTTGTGCTAATTGTTGGGCGCGGATTTTACCGACTTGTGTCGCACATTTGTTTCCGTTCTTTTTGTTTAAATCAATTCCACGCTTGGCATTATTCGCAACGGCTTCAGGATAATCTTTGAATGATTCCATTTCAATCTTTTTTCCTGACTTTGTTCGTGCGTCTTTTTTAATTATGGCCCGGATTTGTGACAAGATATGTTGACGTTCTTCTTCTTCGATTTTTGCAAGTTCGTCTTTTATGGATTTGTCTTGTGGCCTTTCGATTTTGTCGGTGAAGTATGCTTCAATTGAAAATCCTTTTACCTTACCAGTTTTGACGTAATTTTCCCAAACGTCATCATTTAAAACTTTCATCGCAACCATCCACGTTCCGACCGGTACGTTCAAATCATAATGTCGTGATTTATCTTTTTCAGATTCAACAATCCAAGATTCGACAACGGTAAGTCCGTTCAACGGGATTTCGTGTTCCAATGTCGAACGGGATTGATTGCCACGGATGAAAAATAATTCAGACGCCTTGCGTACGGTTTCACGGCTGAAATAAATATAATATTCATTTTCACCTGATCGTCGATAAATGGGTTTGTTTGGTATTAATGCCGGCCCCATAAGAATTCGTTTTTCCTTGTCCACTTCGGCAAGTTTGAATTCTTGGTTTTTTAAGGCGATGAAATCTTCTTCGATTGCGGGATTTTCGACAACGCTTATGGCTTCGATTCCTGAAACGTCGTCATCTTCGTCAATAAATAATTCAATGATGTCCATACTTATATAATACTTATTTGTCGATTTTGTTATCCAATTGATGCACCTTTAATGATTTTACGATCCATTGCTTGGGCATTTGTAACTTCGTCAGAAACCACATAAGCCTTAACTGGTTGTTTTTGTTGGTCACCCAATGTTTGGGCCAATTGGTTTTCAGGTGATGCACCCACAACGTTAAATGCCGGGGCTTGTGGTACTGAAGCACCCCTTCCACCAGTTGACGAAGAACCACCACCACCGGGGATTTGTGTTGATGCAATTTGCTTGACGGTTTTCAAACCACTCGCAAGAATACCAGCGGCGGAAACCGCCTTTTGTATTGATCCAAATGGTTCGGGTAGTGTTGTCGGTGTTTTAAGTACTTCAGTAA